CGGGGGACTGGGAGCGGACGATGGCGCCGGGCCCGTAGGGCACGTCGGTGACGTCCTGCGGGACGGCGATCGGGCCCTGCACCGACTGTGAGGCGGCGTCGAGCGCGAGCATCCGGAACTCGTGGTCCGCGATCTGGGGGTAGACGAGGTCGTCGTACGCCCCGCGAGGGATGCCGTTGGTGGCGCCGGGGCGGAGCACGGCGACGTACTGGCAGCGATCAGGGATCGGGGCCTTGTACTGGAGCAGGACGTAGTTGCCGCACTCCGGCAGGTAGTAGACGGTCTGCTTCTTGTCGGAGAAGCAGATCACCTCGACCTGCACCGCGTCCATCTTGTGCGCGTCCTTCAGGTACTTCTCGGCGCCGGGGAACATGTTGATGACCTGCGAGGGCGCGAGGCAGAAAGCCTCGGCCGCTCGCATGGTCCGGCCGTCAGGACCCCACTCGGCGTACACGCCGGCGGAGTTCTTGACCCGGATGCGGGGCATCTTCTCGTCGAGGTCGGGCTCGATGAAGTAGACGAGCATCCCGAAGTCGTTGTACGAGAACGCGGCGTCCGTCTGCCACGCCTCCAGGTGGGAGCCCTTGACGAAGGCGTTGGCGATCTTGGACCGCTTCTCGGCGAACCGCTTGGCCGTCTCCGACAGCGCCGAGGATGCGGCGCAGTTGATCGACGGGAGCGGGGCCAGCGACGCGCTGACGTCGCGGCTCATCACCTCGATACGGTTCGCCACCATCGGGGCGGGGTAGTCCTGCGTGAACGCGCCCGGCGCGACCTTCTCCCAGTTGCCGGCCTTGACGTGCTTGACGGTCTGGGCCTTGATGTCGCGGGTGAGGAACCGCTGCCTCAGAGCCTTGACGCGCTCCGCGACGGTGGGGTCGACGGCGTTAACGTCCATGCGCGTCCTTTCAGGTTCAGAAGTTGACCGGGACGACGCCCTGCCGGTTGATCGCCCGCGGGGTCATGAACCGCGAGCGGGCGTGCGACGCCGGCGGGTTGTCGCCCGTCCGACCCATCACGTAGAGCCGGGCGCGGAGCTCGGCGAACCAGAGGCACATCGGCCCGTCCATCCGGAGCTTCGCCCCGGACTTGCCGGGAACCCAGGAGACGAGCTGCTCGATGAGCGCCTTGATGCCGGGTGACACGTCCGGGTCGGGCAGGTGGATGATGTTGTTGCCGTCGTGGTCGAGCTGGCCGGTGTCGGCCTGCCCGTCCGAGCGGCGCTTCAGGGCGCCGAACAGGCTCTGCATCGAGGCGACGCCGAAGTCCGGGTCCTGCTTCATCGCGCCGGTGAAGTGGGGGATGATCCCCACGCCGACGCTCTGGCAGTACTCGCGGATTCGCTCGTCGTGGATGAGCCACGAGGCGTAGCCGTTCTGCTCGACGACCCACTCGTGAACGCCATACTGCGGCGTGATCTCCTCGATCCGCTCCGCGTACCACTTCGGGGTGGTGTTGGTGCCCATCCAGGCGTTGAGGACGTACCGCTCTCGGGTGAGGCGGTCGACGGCGATGACCATCATGAACGCCTCGCCGGTCCCGGCGGGGTCGATCGAGCCGATGACCCGCATCCCCTCGGCGCCGCCCTTCGGGTGGCCCCAGGCTCCGGCGATCAGCGGGCCCGGCTTGCGCCGGCCGTTGACCGAGCCGCGGACGCAGACCGGGTGGAAGGTCATCTCCTCGGAGACGTCCTCCTGCTGGTACACCATCGCCCACGTCTGCGGGTTGTTGTCGGCCCGGACGCTCGCGAGAGCGGGGCCGTCCCACGCGGGGTACAGCCCGTCCTCGTCGGGGTGGTCCTCGCCGTTCTCGTCGAGGGCCTGCGAGGACTTCGGCCAGAGGGTGACCCAGTCCTTCGGGTCGTCGGCGAACTGGAGCACCGCCGGCGACTTCAGGACAGTCCACGGCGACTCGCCGGTGACGTAGAGGTCGGCGTTCTGGACGTGGCGGTACAGGTCGAGCGGGGCGACCCGCGTCCCGACCAGCGCCACGATCCCGGTCTTGTTGCGGGACAGCACGGTGCGGTTGAGCCAGTCGAACTGCTTGGCGAACGCCGAGGCGTTGCCGTCGTCCACGCAGTCGTCGAGGATGATGAGGTCGGCACGGCGGGAGTAGACCTGCCCGCCGATGCCCGCCACCGTCACCGACGGGTCCTTGGCCGCCTTGTCGGCGGCGTCGAGGTTACGGTCGGCGAGGTAGATCGCGTTGGCGGCCCAGCGGCCCTCGCCGCGCTGCGGCTTGAAGCCTTCCGGTGGACCGTAGGCGAGCTGGAGCTCGGCGAACTCGGGGTCCGTCAGCATCGTCTTGATCGAGTAGAGGAACGACGAGGCCATCTCGGCGGTCTTGGAGATGATGAGGACACGGATCGACGGGTTCATGCAGAGCCGGTAGGTCACGTACTCCTGCGTGATCGTCGCCGACTTGGCGTGGTACGGGGGCGTGTTGATGAGCACGCGCCGGGGGTTGGCCGGCTTGTAGTAGATCGCCGGGTGCCAGGGCTTTGGCTCCTTGCCCTCCAGCACGTCGATCCAGAGTTGCTGGTGCGGGTAGGTGTCGCGGCCGAGGAACCTCTTGCGCCAGTCGGCGAAGGAGAGGTTCCGCAGTTGGGCCTGCTCGCCTACGTCGCGGCCGGCGGCCTTGGCGCCCGCCGCCTTGGCGCGGGCGATGTCGGCCTTGTTGGAGAACTCGCGGTCGGAGGCACGCCAGTTCTCGTAGGTCTTGGTGGTGCGGCCGGCCGCCTCACAGGCGGCGGCCACGGTGGACCCGGAGCCGATCATGAGGAGGACGCGCTCTTTTGCCTGGTCGACATTCAGGCTCGCCACGTCAGCGGTCCTGTCGGTCGGTGTACAGGTGGTCGTACTCGTCCCAGTCGCCCATCTCGATCCACGGGCGGTAGACCTCGCTGGCGTACTGGGTGTCGTCGTTGCCCTGCTCGACCTGGTCCCACGCGACGAACGCCATGTCAGACCTCGGTCCAGGGGCGGGATGAGCCGAGGACGCGGTTCTTGCCCCAGCCGGGCACGGCAGCCTCGTCCTCGGGGAGGTCGAGCTCGTCACGGTAGGTCAGGTGAAAGCCCTGACCCTCGAAGTCTGCGGCCACACCGGCAGCCGCCTTGTCGCGGCGCTCGGGGACGACGTGGCGAGGGTCGTAGCGGTTCGGGCCCTCCGCGCAGCGGGGGCAGTTCCCGGACGCATCCAGACGGGGGGCGTCCGCGGGGCCGTCGATGATCGCGCACTCGCGGCAGCGGGTGCCCACGGTGGAGGTCTGCTGGATCGAGCGGAGGCGGCGGGCGTTCACGCCGCAGGCGTACCCGGCCCCCCACATCACGATGTCGACCCGCTCGCCGCAGGCGGCGCAGCCGGCGGTGAGCGTGAGGTAGTCGTGGTTGAACAGCGAGTGGTCTGAGCGAAGGCGCCGGTTGGACGCGGCCTTCGCTGGGTTCGCCTGGGCCCACGCCCGGTGAGACTCAGCCTTCTTCACCGCGCACTGAAAGCCGCCCCCGGACTTCCGGATAGCGACGAAACCACAGACCGAGCAATTGCCGGTGAGGGTCGATTCGTCTTTGTCGGAGAGTCGGTGTCGGATCACCTTTTCGTCGCTCATCTCAGACCTTCTTTCGGATATAGCGAAGGCCCGCCAGGAGCGGGCCGAAAATGGGTAGGCGTTATCGCCTGAGTACCATTATAACGCTAACCTGAGACAACGATAAGGGTTAGGGGGTTAGGGGGTCCACTAGGGGGCCCCGTTAGGGGGTACCTAAGGCGGTTAGGGGAATCGGCGAGGGAGCTGCTCACAGCGAGCCTCGCGCGTCGTTTTTGACTACTCGACGAAGGAGAGACACGACGTCAAGGAGTGGCTCTCCCCTCCTTGGTCCGGGGAGATCCTCGGTGGAGCCGAGCCTCCCTCTGAGGAGGTCGGCTCGTTCTAAACCCTCTTCCAATATCTAAGGGTAGTTGAAACGGGGCCCTCGTCGTGGAGGAGCCCGCCAGGGCGACGACTGGGGGGCCTGCAAGCCTCTGACCTGCGCAAACGTGCCGGGAGGAAATTTTGTGGGGGATAGTCATAGGGGGAGGAGGGGGCCTGGTTAAGCATGGGGGGGTCAAGAATGTGACCCCCACCCCGGCACCCCCTTAGGGGGTGGCAGGCGCCCCGCGAGGCTGGATGCTGGGCTCATCACCAGCCCAAAGGCACACGCTTTGGTGATATGCCGTGTAGTCATGGCCCTAGATGGGGCCATGTTGCATACGATCCGAGCCCATCCACGTATGGTGTGATGATGACGGTCGTCACACGAGGTGAATAAGGCCTTGTTGGCGA